GAAGTTGGCTTTTTAGTTCCAGTTGGACGACCTGGAGATTTGGGAGTTGTATTTTTTTGTAAAGCTGGATTTGCTGCAGCGGGTGGAGCGCTTGCTCCAGCAGGCATCTTGGGCGCAGGAGGAGCAATAACGGGAACACCACCCACAAGAGGATTATAATAACCCTTCTTTCTTTCTTTAACGAATTCATCTTGAACAGTTCCAATATCTTCGGAACTTGGGAATCTGCCAGTATTGAATACGTCTAATCCTTGTTGAGGAGTTATGATACCTAGCTCCATTAAGCGAGTTGTAATTCTAAGCATTTCAGTTTCATCCTTTGAATCCATATCTACAAATTTAGCTGTTGGAATAGATCTAAATCCTAAATTTTTTGCAGTCCTTCTAATCTCTCTTTGTAAGAAATCATTTAAGAAAGCTCTTCTTGCCTCATTCAATCTATCCATGAATATGCGAGCCTTGACTTCAGTAGTGTTATATTTTTCATTACCAAGCATTATGTTTTGCAATCCTTGCCTTATGTCTTCATTCAGGACTTGATATTTTTCTGGTCCAATAATCTTTGAGATGTCTGGAATAATGAATTCTGCTTTTGTTGTATAGTCAGAAACCAATACCCTTCCAACACTTTCATTCATGAAAAGCTGCTGCATTGCCAATAAGTTATTTTGATTAATTCCCCCCTTGTCTGGCTCAGTACCCATTGTTATTAATAGAATAACATTCTCAACCGTTCGAGTGATGGCTTGATCCATCTTCTTCAATTCTAGTTTCGCATTAATATCTTCTAAAACTGAGAAGCCAAAAGGAATCGCAAAAGGTTCATAGTCTTGTTTTTTATAGAAACTGTAAGAAAGTTTTTCGTTCTCCAACTTTATTAAAAGTCCACTTGAATAATATTGTCCCTGTTTAATCTTTTCTTGAACATCGGGTGGCAAACCTTTTAAAACCTCTCTGTCATAGTCATCTTTTGGATTGCGCAATCTTTCCATATCATATTCAGAAAGAATTTTTTCATAAGCTCCAGTTGAAAAACTGGTACTTCTTTTTGCTACAATATCAAAAGGATTTAGCAGGATATATTTAATAGGAAGCTTGTCTGGCTTCAATCCTTCAGCTGCATAAGTTTTCGAAATAGTTGCAAAATCTTCCAAAGAAAATTCTCCATCAACTCTATATAAGAAGATATTGCCGCTTCTGTAGTACTCTCTAAAATATTGATCTTTCAAGTCCCATAAACGTATCTTGTTGAACCATTTATAGAAAAAGTCTCTAGAAGATTTATTGCCACCTTCTAAATAGATTTCGGAATTAGCAAATTCAGCCATCACATCAATTGAGTTTCTAAAAATAGAAACGTTTGCATATGCCTTTTGGCATAGCTCAATAGCTTCTCTTACATTAACTCCATCTGCTGCATATTCGTATGGCAGCATGCCCATACGGATGCTACTAAAGCGATTGTATGGATTTGCAAATGCAGCTCTATTAACTCTTGTTGAATTAGTTCTTATTGCTCCATTCTTATCGCCAGATCTTGTATAATTTGCAGTTGAAATTGAAGCGTCAGAGGTATAAAAAGGATCTCCAGCAGAAACTGGCGGCACGGACACTGACCCTTCCGAAATTTTCACTTCTGTTGGATATTCTTTCTTGAATTTCCCCCAGTATTCTGATTTCTTATTATACTTTCTTTTATCTGACATATTATTGATTACACTTAAAAGTTGACTTTAAAGTTACTTTATAAACATTGGAACAAATGATGCTACTTCGACCTTTGGAGCTTTCAACATGTCATAGTAAACATTCATCATCCAATTGCCCAATATAAGAGCAGAATAGGAATCTTTTCTTGCGCGATCTGGTCCCTTTTGACCTTTTAAATTTGGAGGCAAGTCAAAAGTTTGACTGCCATTTGCAGTACTGCTAGGTTGAATTAAAGCGCATTCGGCTTTAGTTAAATCTAGCATATCTTTTTGATGTTCAATAAAATCAATCATCTTTGCGCCAGAACCTTGATTCTCATCTTCCACGCGCAAAAACTTAATGGCGTCTATGGGAATGCTTTTATTTCTTTGTAGTTGATAGTCGTCATTCATTGCCGCTCCAGCAAAATATATTTTCTTGTGATCGAAATCTGCTTGCAATAATTCGTTAGCATATCTAATCCAACCAGAGGAGGGCTTTCTTAAATGGCAAATTCTTTTTTGCAATATATTGTATTGATTCTTACATTCTTTAATTGCCTCGTGATAATCGGGAAGATTTTCAAAATCCGCATCGAATGTTTCAATTTTAATTTTTGAACTTTTAAATAACTCGCTTTCGTTAGCTGAATTTAAGAATTGCACTCCTCCGTTGTAGTCACCAACCATGCAAACAATGTTAAAGTGAGTTAATAAGTAATGAAAATAAAATATATGATCCTTTAGAGTGGTGCCTGCTACAGCGTAACTATGGACAACTGTTCCAGTATTTTTTTCTAGATTTAATTTAATCACTTGCATCGCAAAATCATCAGATCCTTCCGATTCTGACCATGAAGGATCGAATGCTAAGATATATTTTGCTCCAGACTCTCCTGCCACTTCTACAGATTGACCTTCGCCGTCTTTTATTGTGCAAGCTAACATTTTACTAACTTTAAAATAACCACTACTATCATCAGTAAATACTGCTCCATATTCTCTCTGAAACGCAGATTCACTTAAGGTTGCTTTTGCTTGCTGTAAAGCTGCGGCATCATACAATTGACTAGGCGCACAGTCATAACTAAAATGCATTATGACTCTATGTGCTAAATTTTTAGTATCTTCGGACTTAATTAAGTTTTCGTACTCTTGATATATCTTATAAAGATATTCGAACTTATAACTTGCAGAAGATAGACCTATAATTTTATTGTTTGGCCAAATTGTTCTTTCATCTTCAGTCATTTTTCCCTCCGCAATCATTTTGTTTTCCATGTCGTGAATGTTTTGCCTTTCAGTTGGATTTTCCACAACCGCCAAGAATGGAGTTATGACTTCAGTAAAGATCTTTTCTGGCATCAACAAAAATTCATCGATAATCATTCTCTGGAAACGAAAACCGCGAAGCTTTTCGCCATCACCCAATGGAAGTGCAGTAATACGAGATCTACCAATCTCCATGAACCATTCATCATTGCCTCTGGAGACTCTTGTAATAGCTTCTGCAAACATGGAAGCCTTAACCGTCTTGGAGATCTCTTCGATCTTTCTAAAAATCATTTTTGCTTGACGAAAGGATTTAGATATGATACCAATATGAACTCCTTGATGCATAATGGCGTCTAATACTGCAAAAACGCCAGTCGTAAATGAGTTATGATTTAAGATGCCGTCTGCGACATAACAGCATTCCTTTTCAACTTGAATGTCAACAGTTACGGCATTAGACTCATCTATGGAAGCGACCTTTTCAAAGATGACATCTTCGCGAATAAGATTTGTTAATTTATCGTAAAGTTCTCCTTTGATATAGCCAGTCTCAAGTATTTCACCAAGTAATCTTCTACTAGAATTTTTGCGAAAGTTCAGCTTGTACTTATTGTCATTAGTGATAACAATACTTTTTTTTCCAAAATGCTTTTTTAATACTTCGCCTACATAAGGAATATAGTCACAAAATGATTCATTTTGAATTAATTGATCTGATATGCTTAATAGCTTGTCAGATTTATGCCGAATATTAAAATTAATTTGCTTGGAAAATATTCGAGCTTCTTTTTGACTGCAAGCGATCAAACTCCAAGCTTTTTTACAATCATATTCTCGCCCATTTGGAAATTTAGACCTACCACCTTTAAAGGTAATGCTTTTACGAAAAGAAATTCCTAACTGAAGACTAAGATTTCGCACTTGATCAATTAACCCTTCGCTAGAACTAGTGAAACCTATTTTTACATTAGTTCCCTTTTTGTCTTTTTTTTGCACGGAACAATATCCATCCGTATCAAACAAACCCCTCAAAAGATAAGATAAATTTGCGCGAGAATTGTTGGTTAATGCGAAAGGAATAGTTTTTTCAAACGCTTTTTCATTGCCAAACCCAATAAACTTTAAAAAGTAAACAAGCTCTTTTGAATATATTCTAATGTCTCTGCAGCGAGAAGCAGTTTTCGTTGAAATTGAAACTTTTAATCCAATTTTTTCAGAAAAACATGTTAAAAAGTCCAACGTTTCATAATCCTCAGAAGAAATAGATACTCCCTTTTCTAAAATGCAACCATCTCCAATAAGCAATCCAAAAAAGTAATACCAATCCTTAATATCTTTTTTATTTAAAATTATTTTTTTAGGTTTATTGTTGTTGTTTTGTATTTCATTATTAAACTTAAACCCCTCAAAAATATCTCTTTCTAATAAATCTATATCGCATCCTCGTTTTAAAACAATATAATCGTCTAGGCAAATATCCTTATTATATTTCCAATCGAGATTGAGATCTTTAGTCAAGACCATTGTGCGATGATAATCTAACCCTTCGGAAATAGCGCCAGATTTTGTTGTTATTTTATAAGTCTTCTGAATAGGGTTTACGGTTTTTCCAAGCACCTTATTAAAAGAGTTTAGTGATTGAACTTTATCTCCAACATTAATATCTCCTATTTTAATCAATCCCCGATTAGTCCATACTAAAGAGTTATAGTGACTACACTTACTTAATCCGCGACTCCAAATACCTAAAAAATAATCAGTCTGAAACATGGCTTTAATTGCCATGTGCTGAAACGGAAACAATTCAACGCCAGTTAAAAGCTCTGAAGTGAAGGAAGGATTTTCCCGTAAAAATTTATATAACAAAATCTTGGCCTCCCTCTCGTCTAGAAAGCCATCCCTCTCAAGAATTAGTTTATTAATATCCCGATCTCTATTTCTGCTCTTTTGATTACCTAATTCCCAGCTCATAATTGTTTTTCGTTAATGAAGTATTGTAAATCAACATTCCAAATTTTTTTTCCGTGAAGCAAAATTCTTGGAATCAAGTCTTCGCTATTTTTTCTATTGCCAGAAAAAACAAATTGACAACAATCCCTATATTCATGCTGCAATACTCGCATATTGTGATAAATATATTTCATGTTTGCTTTGTGAGCAGACCTTTTATTCGAGTCGTCTAATTTTTTTAAATCAGACTCTACAACAATAAATAAATAGCAATCCATTGCCCTACACCTATCCAACTCTCTTTTGAATCTTAAAAAATTATCTTTACTTAAAGTAGATTTAAAATCTCCTTCAGATTTTCTATCAACAAATGTATAATCAAAATGATCCTGTATCGCATAGTCACCGACATCAAGTTTTCTGACTATTTGATTATTAAAAAATAAAGGCTCCTGCTCTCTAGTGTCAGTTAAGATAGTCAATTCTTTAATTGAATCATCTTTCCAAAATGCATCTGGAATTTTTGCATTAAACATTGGTTTTGAGCCAATTTCCTCGCATGCAAATGTATAACTTTTAAAGAATTTTTTATATATCGATATGCTTGGAAGCATGCTTGTGTACAATTCAATTTCATTTGGCGCAAAATTTAAATTACGACTTTTGATTCTAGTCGCAAGCTTATCTAAGATATAATTTTTAACAGTTTGTGGGTTGCCCATTGAACACCACTTATAAAGTTGATCAATATTGTCAAAATCATAATCAAAATAACTTTCTTTATTTTTAAAAGGTAATAATTCATTTGTTAATAAATTTCTACGTGAAAAATGCTTGACAAAATAATCGTGTAGATAAATCTCATGCTTTTTAATGTGTGCATGAAGAGATCTCTCAGAATCAAATTCTTGTTCGCACTCTAAACAGTTAAATGACATCTTCTTTTGAAATTCCTAAGACTCTAGCTTTAAATGCAGCCATGCCCTCAAGACGTTCGGCCTCTTTTGACACCAATTCTTTTTGCATTTCGGCAATTCTGATCATGTTTTTACGCTCATCTTCTTCTTGGAACATTTGAACAAGAGAAAGAATCGAAGCATTTTCTCTTTGCCTATTCTTCATCCTCTCTGCTCTATCGCCTTGAAGTTTTTTCGTTAAAGTTTCTATTCTACCTTCGCATTGATGATATTCGCCACTTTTAGCTTTAATAATTTCTGCCAATTTAACAGTCATTTCATTTTGATCTTGCGCGTCTTCGAATAAGTCATTCAATTTATTTAAATGTTTACTTATGACTTCAAGATTAATAATTTCCTTACAAACATTCATGTATAAATTAAGTTCGTCTGCAGTTAAATCTGGTTTATCCCAAGTCAATCTCACAAACTCTTCCTCAAAAAGATTTCGATCATCTTTAGAGGTATAGTTATTCATTATTTTAATAAATCGAGAGTTCGATAAATTAATTGCCATCCTATCTAAACAATTTTTTTGGTTTCTGGCTAACTTTAATTCTTCTAATTGTGTCCCCGTGGAATCAAAAACTTTTTTAATTAATCTGGGGTATGATTTAGGTGGGCTGTAATGCGTCAATAATCCACTTTCTTGACTTGGCACAAAATCCTCATTAACTGTGCGGATATGTTCCAATACCGCCCTCTGTTCAGCCCCCAGCTTCTTCACTTCTCTATCTGGAAACAATAGTTCAGCAATCGCAAATGAACTCATTCCATTTTCAGCAGACTGCATGATGAAATGCTTGTTTGCCTCAGTTAATTCGACCGCATCTACCTTTGTGTGCTTTGTTGTTTTATATTCAAGTTTATTTCTTACAAGAAATGCTCTAATTAATTTTCCTTCAATTGATCTACCGTCAATATCTTCATTTTCAAAAACTCTTTTAGTTAAAAGATTTAGATCTTTAACTAGTTTATAATTATTTAAAATAAATTGCTCTTGCTCGAAGCTTAAGCTCAATGGTTTATTCTGATCCATAACAGATATCTTTATTGTTTAGAATTTCTAAAGCCTTTTCCCTGAAAAGTTTTTTGAGATTTTTAATTTGCTTATATCCAATCATTCTGTTCTTTTCGGTCGTTTTATATCCCATAAAACGAGCAACTTCTTCCTCATCTTTCTTTTCAAAGAAAAGCATTACATATGCGCTATACTGCTTGAGAGTTAAAACTTTTCTCATCTCATCATTTAGCATGTCAACAGAACTAAATGAAAAAAATGAATTATCGATAGTCTCCTCAACTTCTTTTTTGTGATTCTCTAAAGCTAAAGGCATCTTTAAATCATAACCACTCTTCTTCTGTCGCTCCCATTTCTTAAATAATTCGCAAAATCCACCTTGTAGTCCATTAGGGGAAATAATACATTGATCTTCGCCACCATTATGTGGACAATTTAAGCAAGGTCTAATATAATTTGTATAATTATTCCTAATTAAATTTTTAAGTTGATTAGCTATTATTCTTCCAATCCAAGGCTCAAGCGGTTTCGACTGATCCCACATGCTCCACTTTTTATATATGTGCAATTTAATAATTTGAGAAACATCATCGAAATCCATCCAAGCAATAGCGGTCAATTGCCACTTGTTTCTTTTTTTATTTATAGCTTTAATTACTATTTCGCTTTTCTCTTCGAAGGTGATTTTTTTAATTTGATTTTCGCTCATCCATTACCTCATTTATGCTTTGACGTTCACCTAATTTCAACGACTGTTGTTCAAAATTTCCATTAACCAAATCAGACATCTTAACCACTCTTACGTCTGATGAATGATCTATATCTACTTGTAAAGATCTAAGTCTTGGTACTCTAGTGGAGTCTGAAAACGTATCTTCGCCATAGCTTTCTTCATCGGAAGAATCTTCAATTAAATCTTCTTCCTCGGGTTGATTTTTACGCAATTTGACTTGAGCAGAAATTGGCATTTTTTTATGCAAAGTTCTTCCAGCGTAAGGTTGACCGCATTTCGAACAAAAATTTGGTGGTGCAAACTGATATTCAGATTTACTTCCGCAGCTTGGACAGAATATTGATGCCATAGTTTTCTTATTATATAATCAAATAGAAAAACCTTCTTTAAACAAGCGCTGGGAAATTAAAATTAAATACAAGTGACGGTAATGCCTAATTATTATTTTTTTCCTTATCTTTTTCCTGCTGCAATCTAATAATAATATATTTTAGAATTCCACTTCTATAAATATCGTTATTGTCGAATTCAAAACAAAAAATTCCATTATCTTGTGAATCTTGATCGTTAAATAAATTAAACATTTGTCTAAAGCCAGTAGATTTAACATCAGCCTGCATGAAATCTCCGCAGATAAACATTTTACTATTTTC